TATTTTTCTGCGATTTTTTTAATAGATATATTATTTTTTAAATCATTTATAATATTCGCCAAGTCTTTATCAATTTTACTTTCATAAATTCTTCCGCTATATCCAAACTCTCCACCTTTAGATGCATTATATCTATTTTCTCCATAGGTATTAAATTTTTCGATATAATAAATCTCTAACTCATTTATTTTATTTTCATCATCATTTTCAACTAAAATAGAAGTTGAAAAATTTTCCCAACCATACTTTCTAATTGCGTGTGCAAATGGGGTATTATATTTTAAAGGACAATTTTCATTTAAAGAGTCATTCTTATGTTGAACAATTCTTCTTTTTAAATTATTTGTTCTACCAATATATTTTTTATCATTAATTGAATTCGTTATGCAATATACAACACTCATTATTTCTCCTCCTTTCTTTTTTTTTTTAAAGATTATTATTATTAGCTTCCCACGGGATTACCATGCTCTTCAGAGTTTAGGCTTCCCCGTTAGCAACATATAATTATATGTTACCCTGCTGATAAGCAGTAAAATGTATAGCGACAATGTTGTTTATCGCATTAGCATCTGTCATTTCCATTGGTGTTGATGGCTTTAATTTCTTTGCTATTGCTAAACCAACACCTGAATTAAACTGGAATACATCTAATATATCGCCGGCGGCAAGATGTTCCCAAATTTGAGGATTAGTTGTATCAATTACATCTGGATGAAGATATTTTCTATATAATTGTCTAATATCTGCTCTTTCAACTACTGAATCATTTTCTAATAGTTTAAAACAAGTTATTAATTTATCTGTTACTTCTGTTACAAGAAAATCATATTTAATGTCTCCAGCATCTTCGGCATCATGCAAATCTAATTGAGTTACCAATGAACCACTTGGAGTTCTCATTAATGCAGATGTTTCAAATATTTTATCTTGATCATATAGTATAACACCAGATGCGTGTTCACTTCTTTTATTTACTATTCCTTCAATGCCCATCGCAACTTCTAATAATCTTGGATATTTATTCATCTCATCAATAAACTTCTTTTGTGGTTTACGACCTTTTTCTTCATTACCATAAACCATATCATGTAATGACCAAATAAATCCTCTTTCAGATAAAACCATACTTGACAAATATTTTGCTATATCTGGATCAATACCATTAGGATAATCTGGACTTCTATACCCTCTTGCGGCAGCTAATATTGCAGATTTAGTAGCTTCTGTACCAAAAGTTGATACTTGGACTAATCCAAGTTCTCCTCTTTCTTTTCTAATTGCTTCAAATATTTTTGGTCTTTCACTTGGAGATAAATCAATATCAATATCCTTTAATGGACTATCTTTTCAACAAAGTTTGACTTCTTTGTCGGAGCCTCTTACGGAATAGTACTTATCTCTATTCCTCTCAGACTTTCGTCTATTTAGTCTCTACACTTTTTCTAACAACATAATATCCTTTTGAACAATGATTTTTTTGCATTCCAGAAATACTGCATCCATATTCTTTATTTGCATATCTTGCGGCAGCCACCATAGAAATAAAACTATCAATTGGTTCTCCAGTTGGAGAATATAATATACATTCTATCTTATTTCTTATTGGAGATAGAGTTGAATAAGAATCTTGTAAATTTTCAATTCTTGTACACCACTCTAAATTCTCTACTCTATTATCTGCTCTTTTTTTATTCTTATGGTTTACTTCTGGTAAACAATTTGGATTTTCAATAAAAGTTTCTGCAACTAATCTATGAATAAGAAAATGTTGACATTTATTATCTTTACATAATTTAATATTTTCATATCCACTTTTTTGTAACCAAGTTTTCATTATTCTTGGTTCTTTATATTTATAGCTGATAACTGTACCATCATCAGTTATTGAATAATCTTCAAAGCCTTTTATTTGTTTCTCCATTTAAAATCTCTCCTTTAATTTTATTATATTAACATAATATCAAAAAATTAAAGATAAGTCAATTTTCCAAAAGGAAAGTTGATAAAACTTAGCACGGTATTTCATCACGAACCATTTCTGGTCTGATAATTTCTTAGTCAGCTGATTCGAATATTTTTATATCTTATTTCACTGATACCGTTAGCCTATTTATAAAATAGACACCCTCGAGTGAGGTTTAAGCTCTTTTTTTACAACTGCCCAATATCAACGATAGACTAGGTAGTTCAACTCTTTCTTTGTTCAAGAAACGCCAATATTGAAGATTCCATTCTAGTGGATCTAATTGAGTTATATCAAGAGCATAATCTGATAAAAATCCTGTTGCTGATCCACGTCCCGGACCAACAATACTTCCACATTCCCAAAACAAATCAATATAATGCTTAAAAGTATTAAAATAAGTAAACAATGAAGGAGTTAAATTCATTTCTTTTGTTAATGATATTATTATTTCAGCTTCTGTTTCTAATTGAGAAATATATTTATCTGTATTAATATTACGTTCTTTTAATCCATTATAAGTATCATTTGCCCAAATTCTTGCTTGTTCATCTTCAGAAGAAAATAAAGAAGAATATAATTCATGTCCATTTATATTCATTATTTTTTTCTCTGGTGCTATAACTTTTTTTGATGTTGGAATAACTTGAGGTCGTCTAATATCATAAAATTCAATTTTATTATATATTTCCACAGAGTTGGCAACTAATATTTCATAATCATTTTTTAAATCACATTTACTTAAATGTTCTTTAATCTCATCTTCTGTCTGTAAATATGAATATTCATAGAAAGCATCTACTTCTCTTTCTCCATCTTTTGATTTCAAATAAGATTTATGAATAAATCTATCTTCTTTTTTAAGAAAGTGAGCATCTGTTCCAATAACCATTTTTATATTGTATAATTGAGCAATCTGTTTTAATTTACTATTAACAGCTAGTTGTTCTTCTGAACAGCCCGGCGCACATTCAATATAAAAATCATCATTAAATAATTTTTTCATTAATTCTATAAAAGAAATGATTTCTGCATAACATTGTTTTGCAGTTTCCATATCTCCTGCTTGCTGTGCTAAAATATAATTCATAGTTGATGTACTTAATTCTCCACCTAAACAAGCTGATGTTGCAATTAAATGCCCTTTATGCTGATTAATTACTGTTTCTAATTCACTTTTTAATGTTGGAACTCTTAATGCTCTATCCATATAAGAGTTATACCAAGCATTAGTGCTTAATTTTCTTAATTGTTTGTAACCAATCATATCTTTAGCGATTAAGATAAAATGATAATATTTTTGACCATTAGTTCTTTCATCTACTAAATATATTTCATTACCTAAAGCAACTTTAAAATCTTCATCTTTTAATTTAGCTGCTATCTTATTCGCTGCCATATGATTACACAATGCTTCATGGTCAGTAATTGCAATGCCGCAAAGACCATTTTCTCTTGCTCTATCAATTAATTTATCAATTTTATTAATACAATCAATTAATCTAATATTACTTCCTTTATCTGTATGAGAATGAACCTCAAATCTTTTTTGCATCTACTCAACTCCTCATTTACTTTATATATATATTATATAATATTTTTCTTTATAAATCAAATATTTACATTTAGGATAGTATCTGTTTCTTTTTCATAAGGAATATATATATTTCTTGATTTAATATAAATATATTCTGTAATACCGATATGTTTATTCACATTATTCTTTACAATTTTACCATTAATATAATAATTTTTATAATCTGATAAATCGTTGGCATTTAATACTACAAAACCATAAGGTATGATATTAAATTTATTTTTAAAATTTAAAATAACTGATATTAAATAAGCTATTGAAGGTTTTTCATCTGTATCAATATCCATCATCAGCGGCATGCGTGAACGTAAATCTTTCTTTTCAAGCAATATTTCTATAATATAATTTTTATCCATAGTTTATACTCCTTTTACTAATACTAATTTTTCAGAAAATCTTGTTACTGCCGTATATAACCAACGAGCATGTTCTTCTCTTGAGAATGGAAAATTCTCTTCTATTATTAATCCTTTATCCCACTCACTACCTTGTGATCTATGACAAGTAATTGCATATCCAAAATAGAATTGTAAAGGTGAATGAAAATTTTTATTTTTAGCTATCTTATAAGTTTCTAAACTTGTTAGACTAGGTTGTTCTTTTGTTAATAACTTATAATCTGTACTCAATTGGTCAAATTTTTCATTACACTCAGAGATAAAATCAAATTGTAAAGCTTCAATTGGACCTTTATTAGTAATGAAATTTGGATAATATATTTTTCTTTTTGAGAAATCCTTACCAATTGTACCAATAGTTCCATTCAATAAAGGTGCATTAGTTTCATTAGATAAAATTCTCCAATAATTTTTGTTACATATTACTTTATCTCCAGCTACTGACCCACCTTCTCTTCCAAGCATTTCACGAACTTTCATATTTATACTTGTACGAGTTACATTCTTTGCTACTAATATTTGATCTGCCCAAGTTAGCATACCAGTTACCATTTGATTTTTATTGATTACTTGAACTTCATTTCCATTAAAAGTATCAATAGGTTCAAAATTTCTTATCTTCATACTTAGTCTAATAATTTCTGATTCTTCTGCTTGACGCATAATCTCATCTAAGAATACGTGCGGATGTTGTAATAATTCACTTTGTTTACCTTCATCTTTTGTATCTTTGATTGGAGGTAATTGGAATGGATCGCCGCAGCAGATTACATGGACATTAAATGAAAATAATACGTCTAACAATGATTGTGGCACCATGGATACTTCATCTACTACTACTATTTTATAAGGAATTTCTGGAACAATTTTTCTACCGTAAGTTCCATCTTTTTTTAGGAAGTGTTTAAATAATAATTTGTGTAAAGTCGATACATTTGTATTCCCTTTTTTAAATAATACCTGCGTTGCTTTACCAGTATAAGAAGTATAGACAACTTCTTTTTCTGGGTCGACATCAAGTGCTGAGATTAGGAATTTAACCAAAGTACTTTTTCCACTACCTGCATAACCTGAAATACAGGTATATTTTTCGTGATTGTTATATCTCTCTATTGCTATTTTTAATCCTTCTTCTTGTTTTTTTGTTAATTCCATACTTCATTAAATCTCCTTATATATCAAAAGAGAGTTTATAATTGAATATACTATAAACTCTCCTTTTGTTTTATTTTCTATAAATATTATATCATTTTTTTTTAAAAAAATCAAATAAAAATCTTAACCATAACAATAGTAATGAACTCCTACTTTTTTCCATAATCCCTTACCTTGTTTAAATTGTGCCTGAAATATCACATTATTTGGAACTCCATAGGTTGTTCCTCTTAAACATTGATAAGCAATTTCTAAACAATCATCAGGCGGATTCTGTTTAAATTTATTCCCTCTTAAACATCCATATTGTCCTTTTGCGTAAATTACTTTAGATAAAGTATTTCCCCAATATCCATTATTTATTCTATTTATAACAACTCTCCCTACATATTGTTTATCTATATCACTATTTGCCGCGGCTTCTGCATTAATGATTTTAGCAAGTAATACCACTTCTGCATAAATAACTTTTGGCTGAGGTTCAGAAGTCCAATAATGAGTGTCTATATATCCTTGAACATCTGCTTGTTTTATAACTCTTTGTTCTTCGTATCTTCCATATACTATTGTCATTGGTTCTAAATACCAATTTAAATTAAGATATATATTAACTTCGTCTTCTGTAACCTCCATAGTTCTTCCATCTGCTGCATACATAATTGTTTTTATTGGCTCAGCTTCGATTTGAGGCTGAGCAATTTCTGTATCTCCATTAACTCGAATTGTTCCAATGCACTCCAATGTTAGTATTAGTATCAGTGCAATAATAGTTTTACACTTCTTAGGCATATTTAATCCCATCCTTTCTTATTATTTATTCAATAATAAGTCGGTGTGGCAATTAAAAATAATAAGTTTCTCCCATTATTTCATAATCTTCTACGGTTATTTGTGCTGTTGTTCTACCCATCCATATGTTTTGATTACAACGACCAACAACATTAATTTTCACACAACCTGTTTTGGAAATGAGTGATTCATATTCCTCCTCAGACGACTTAAATTTAATTAAATCGCAACCATTCTGTAATTTTATTTTAAGAGTTGGTTTTTTATCTGGTGACATTAATATCAAATTTTCTTTAGTAACTGAAATATTTCCAATAGCAATATATGGTTTTTCCATATCTTGACCATATATACTATCTAATTCAGCTATTTTAATTATGTCACTGCTCTTAAAATCAAAATTATTATAGATAAAATCTACTTTATAACAAGGATTAAAATTACAAGATTTTAGTTCCTCATTACTTTTATTTATAAAACTATCAAGCTTATCTTTTTCTATTGCAAAACCAAACGCATTTGGATGACCTTGTGCCAAACTTGGTAGACCTGTAGAAGAAACAAAACCTTTAAAATCTTCCAAATCTGAACCATTACATCCTCTTGCTGAACCAGACCATTCATTACCAACATCTCGTAAAATTAAAACAGGATGTTGATATTTTGCTACTAATTCATTTGCAATTAAACCTGATAAATTTTTATTAAAATCATTACCAACTGTAACAGTAATAATTTTATTTTGAAGTAAGTTCTTATCTTTGATTTGCGATTCAACTAATTCTAAGCTTGCATCTCTTGCTCTTGTTTGTCTATTTTTAATGTTTGTGCAATTTCTGCAAGCTTGCTCTACTCGTGTCTCTGTTTGACCTTTACAACCCCTTTTTGTAGAAGGAACTTGTATATATGCCATAAAATCAAGCATTGATTCGAATAAAGTTCGCTTTTCAGATTTTGAACCCATGCGGATAGTAGCATTGATTTGTGGGGCTACACTAAATGCAATGCCTTTAGGCGTTAGCTCTGTGCCAACAAAAAACTTATTTTTGTCCAATATACATTTTAAAAATGGATTATTTATTTTTCTTATACCTTGTTGAACAAAATGTTTTGTTTCAAAATCTCGTAAGCTGACCATATCTCCAACAAGACCGACTGCAACTAAGTCTAAAAATCTTTCAGTATAATGCGTATTTTTTACTTCATCAATGCGGCAGCAGAATTTATATACGATTCCAGCACCAGAAAGACTTTTATTCGGATAATCACATAATTGATTATTGATTATACAAGCATTTTCAGAAATTTTATCAGCATCATGGTGGTCTAATACTAAAACTTGGATGCCTTTTTCTTTAAGTATCTTGTGTTGTTCATAATCATTTGATGAACTATCAGGACATACTAATAGAGATATATCAGATGGAATAGTTTCAAGGCGAATACCGTGAATTTTTTCATCATTAATCTCAAATGTGATGAACTCTTTTGCATAGTCATTATCCATACAATAGATATAATTAATTAAGATGGCAGCAGATGTAAATCCATCTACATCAACATCAGGTATTATATGAATTTTTTTCTTATTTTCAATACAATCTAACAACATTTTGACACCAATGTCAATATTATCCAATAATCTAGTGTCATAAATATCATTTTCAGTAGTATTTAAATAATGAGAGATTTCGTTCTCCGCAATTCCTCTATTACATAATATTTGTGTTATTACATCTAAATTAATATTGACTGGTTTAATTAATTTATAATTCATTATTTTTATTATAATCCTCTCTCTCATTTATTTATTACTACAAAATATATATAAAGACTATTATAAAGTTATCCTCTCTTTATATAGTCGTAAAAACTTATCTGGACCATCATCGATTGGTGAGTCTTTATATCCTGTTATCATTCTTTTATCAAAAATAAACTCTAATTGTATTTCAGAACGATAAGTATCATTTAATTTTAATATCTTTTCTTTTAACTTGATAAATTCTTTATCTCCAATATCTTGAAACTGTCTATCAAAAGCAATAATTACTTTTTCAGCTCCACAAGATTTTAATAATCTAATATGCTCATTTGATATTGCACTGCCGCAGCAGGCTACTGATATATCATAATCTTTTCCAAAATACATATGATATAACATACAACTTTTTTCAGCTTCAAATATAATAGCAACTTTCATTTTCTTTATATTATCTTTTGATTTATTTAAATTGTATAAATTCATACCTAATGGATGAGCAAATAATGTATTGTTAAAATAAATTGGTCTATATTTACCAAATATTTTAGCCTCTTCTCTGCCGAGTTGTCTTCCTCTAATTCCAATTAATCTATTATTTATATCATAATGAGGAATTACAATCTGTGCGGCACCGGGATAGTATCTAATGCCATATTCTTCCATTGTTTCTTTTGATATTCCATCTCTTATCCACGGAAGTATTGTTACTTTCGCAAATCTATTTAAAATCCCTGTATCATAGGCAGGAAGAGGCTCTATTTTTTCTTCTACTCGTTCAAACTTCATTTTCAAATTATTTTTTAGATTATTTATTTTATAATATCTTAAAAATGTTTCATAGGTTTCTTTGTTAATTCCTTCTGTATTTTCAACTTTATAATCTACTTTTATATTGAATATATTTGATATATATCCAATAGCGGAATACAACTCATATCCTTTAACCTTTTTTATAAGTTCAAATATATCAAAAGAACCACAGTTTGTATAACAATAGAACATATGATTATGATTATAATAATATAATTTATGACTATCTCCATTGTGGCAGATAGTTTTAGATATAATACAATCATCATTATTACTCATTCTTGGTTCAGCTCCTAACTGTTCTAATAATAAGTATATTTCTTCAATTGATAATTGTTCTCTAATTTTTATTATATCTTCTTTTATAATCATAAATCCTCCTATTAAAATGCACTGGGTTCATTTACTTCTACTTGAACATCATCTATGCTAATTAGTTCATAAGACCATGTAGTAGCAAACATCGGTCTAATGCGGCACGTTCCTAAATCAGCGTTGCACCATAAATAAATACCTTTATATCTTCCTCTTCTATTTTTATAAACAGATATTTTTAAATTTGGCACAGTAGGAAAAGAAGCTATAACTCCCCCTAATGATTTTACATCATCTTCTGAAATTGGAAGTAAATGAGAACCATAATCAATCTTATCTGCTATTGCTTTAGCACCCCTCAATAAGTTTTGATCTGGTGATTTTGATTCTTTCCAATCTGCATTTAACTGTGTCGAAGTAATTAAAAATACTCCATAAATATTACATAAATCTTTCAATTTTGTTGACAGCATAAATAATATGTTATCTTCCCTAAGTTTTACTCCACCAGAGCGGCGAGTGACTTCTTCTAATATTTTCATTGAAGTATGGATATAATCAAATACTACATATCCTACTCCATGTTCTCTAATTCCGTTCTTTATTGCATTTTCTATGTCTTTAATTGAAAAATCTGGTATTGTAGTTACATATAAAGGACTGTTTTTAATAATTTCTGCAGCCTTTAATACTCTAACTTCTTCTTCTAATTCATATTTACCATTTAATATATGTTCTTCATTAACATTAGATATAAAAGATAACATTAATGTTTGAATTTCATCTAACTCTTGTTCTGTTGCTATAAATAATGTTGGATTTTGAACTCCATTACTTATCCACCCAAAATTTTCATCATATATCTTATTACAGGCAAAATAGCAAGCATCAGCAACATTCGCACGAGTTTTACCTACACCACTTGGAGCAGATCTTAAATACAACTTTTTTAATCTTGCTCCTCTTGTAACTGTATTAATCAATGGTCCATATAGAGGAATACCAACTTCTGGACAAGTTTTATATTTTTCGATTAAACTTGTAATATTATCTCCAGCTTGATTGGTTTCTGAAAAATTTTCTGAAACATATTTTTGTCTAATATTACTTATTTTTGCATCAATTGAATCAGCTATTTGCTCAAGAGAAGAATTATCTAACCAATTCTCTTGTCTTTCTTTTTTCTTTATATCTAATATATTATCTATATCATAAAAATCAGATATATCCATTCCTACTAAATCATATTGACGCAAAAGTGTCATTTTCTTTAATCTATTATAATAAAAATCAAAGGCATTAGTTTGTGCTGTTTCAGCACATTTAATTATCATTTCCTCTCCTTTGCCCTCATTAAATATTGCTTGATTATGAGGTCTTGTTGATAAAAAATCAGCAATAGATTCTAACGATAATGTTTTTATTCCTTGATTATAAAGTTGATAAATTGAACCAAAAACAATTCTGTGTAATTCAATAGGAAAATCTTCTTCATTAAACCAATATTTATCATTTTCTAACAAAGAGGGAGTTTTTAAAATATTGCCTATTACTTGCAGGCTTGCAGATGTATCTACGTATTTAGAACTCATTGATTATCCTCCTCGTTTAAAAATGAAAATTTATTCTTTATTCTATTTGATGTCGTTGGATTATTAATTTTTATGACTATTGTTTTTGGTTTAAATTGTTCAATATCTTTATCAGCATTATTTTGTCTTGCTGACCAGATAGCATAATAATAATCATATGCTTGACGATAAATATATGGTATGATGCCAAGCGAATAGTTAGATTTACTAATATCTCCTTTTTTAACATCATACCAATACTTCAAAGCTTTTAAAATACCACTATAGGAATAAGTACCAGCTTGCATCATCTTATTCAGAGAAGATTCAATCTTTATTTTACTATAATGTTCTTTAAATAATTCTTTTGTATATCTAAAAATTTCTTCTCTCGCCGCGGCATTTTCTTTCCCTTCAATTTTTATAGCACAAGATTGATGAGCATATCTTCGATTACCTGTGGAAACAAAGGGTTCTTTATCTCTATCAAATCTTTCTCCACAAATTGAGCATTTAACAATATGTGGCATATACTCATCTCCTTTTTTACTATATATTATATTATATCAAAAATTTTCTTATTTGTCAAGTGAAGCTTCTAAATCCTTTAAATCAGACACAATTAAATCAATTTGGTCTACTTGTTTAGATGAACACTCAGAAACTTTTTTACCTACTCCAAGATAAGCATCAACTATTCTGGTGATTTCTTTTTGATATTTATTTTGATTAGCTGTCATTAATCTACCAACTATATCTTGGAATTCGACAATTAATTTTTCAAAAGAAAGTAAATCGTCTTTTGCTTCAACATGAAGTTGAATAGTTTTATCAGTTACAAATTTATTGCCATGTTCTGCTGCTTCTTTATCAATGGCATCATGAACAGCTTTAACTAATTCATTATAATTAAATTCAATACTATCTGGTATATATTTGAATCTGCCGCCGGCAATAAATCTTGGCGTTCCTCTTAAAAATAGTCTCGTTTGTAAAGAGCCATCTTCTAATTTTACTACTCTTGAATATCCTATAATATCACAAGTTCTTTCACAAACTAATCTACCTTTATTATCAATAGTAGGAATTATCTGTTGATATTCTTTACCTTCATTGTCTTTAAAAGTTTTATCTGTTGCATGACTAATTAAGATACAGCCATATCCTAATCTTAAAATAGTTCTAATTGCTTCATCAAATTCTTTCATTGCCATATTATAGCCACCGCCATATGATATTTCACTAATATCATTTACATCATTTTGATTACAAACATATTTCTTACAAGCATCATAACATAAATCTGCAGTATCAATGATAACATTGTAGAATGTATCTCTTACTTCATCATTATCTAAATCTTTAAGAGTAGTTTTCATATCTCTCCAATTTCTCATTGGCTTAGCCATAACGCCCGGTAAAGCGTTATAGCCAAGTTCAAAAGCTAATAATAAAGACTTAGGAAATTGTGATGCAATGGTTGTTTTTCCTGATTTTGGTTCTCCATAAAAGAGAACACTATAACCTCTTAAATCTCTACTGACTATGTGAGGTTTAATATCTAATAATGAATTTCCCATTTATCTTCTCTCCTTATCTATCTTTAAAATTAAAATTTAAATGCTCCGTCTGGTAAACTAGCTGGTGCGGCAGTTTCTGCTTTCTTTGATGCTTCATAATCAAGTTTTCTTTGCTTAATTTCTGCTAAATAAGTTTCTCTATCTTGCATTGCTTTAGTTACTTCAGAGGCTAAAATTGTATCATCTGAATCCCAGTCATATGTTTCAGCTTTTGCTCCTGTTACAAGATATTCTTTTTTAATTGATTTAACTTCATCAACTAATTTTTCACCAAAAGCACTTTCTGTTTCATTTCTTTTAATAATTTCTTTTGCTACAATATTACCCCAAATTTCTGTAAATACTGGATTCGAACTTGATAATTCTAATCCTTCAAAATAATCCATTGCAGCTGTATTACGAACTACGAACATAGTTGGAAGAATATCTCCAGAGAAATCATTAAATATAGCACCTTTTAAATATCCTACTTCAACGCCATCATTATCTTCTTTACGAGAGAAGTTTGTCATTAAAATATCTGTTCTAAAAGTATTTCTCTTTTCTTCTTTATCATTAAGCTTTGCAATTACATTAATAAATCCACCTTCATTACGTGCGAATGACATTAATTTTTCTTCATTATTTTCAGTGATATAATAATCATTAAGTCTAATTGCTGAATCAATTTTTAACTTTGTTGCAGTTTCTTTTGTTGCTCCACCAACCAATGATTTTTCAGGATTATTCATAATTCCTTCAATAACTCCATATGATTGATTAGTTTTACCAGATTTTTTAAATGTTGGAACAACATATATATAATTAAAATCTACGATATTTAAACAATCTTCATCAGTAGCTAAAGAAATCTTACCTGCAAGATATTTTTGACCCTTATTATCTCCTTGCTTAACTTCTTTCATTTCAATCTTTGAGTCATAAAGATAACCTTCACCATGTACTTTGTTAATTAATTTTTTCATTCTTATTTTCTCCTTTTAATTATTTATTATTATTCTTCTTCATTGACATTTATATCTTTACCAAGTGAAGTCAAAGAATATACAATTGGATCTTTACCTATCTTTTCAATAAAACCATCTGTTACTAATTTACGACAAGCTCCAGATACTGAACGAGAACTAATTTCCATTTCATCTGCTATTTCTTTTGCTTTATATGCCGCTTTCTCTGATGATTGCAAAAATAAAATAATATTCTTACCATTTTCTGTAAACTTAGATTTTGCTGGACTTGAAGTAAGTTTTAATTTTTCAAAATAAGCTTTTGCTTCATCTGGGATATCATTATTATTAAATAACTCTCCTACACAATTCATAAAACATTCTTTTTCATTCATATTTTTTTTATCTCCTTTATTCTTTATTATACATATATAATATTATATTTTTTTTAATAAATCAACCCAATATCTTTAAGCTTAATTGGTGGCTTCCCACAAGACATTTTTCCTTCAGGACAGCTACCAAATAAACAACTCGGTCCTGCATATTGAAATAATCTTGGTGATGTTAATTTACAAATTCTTAACATCTCAATAGCAACATCTCTTATCTCCCATTGCGCACGATTGCAACATCTTAATTTAAAGAAATTATAGAGTGAACGCACATTCATAGTACAAACTAAAGAAGTTTCACAAGCATTAGGTAAAATAAATCTTGCGTCTTCTGGTGGAACTCCTTCATCTATTAAGTGTTTATAATAACAATTTATCAGAGCCATAAAGTCATCATAAGATAAAGGACAATCTATTTCTAGTTCACCTTTTTGTAAAAAGAATGGCATTTTCTTTATTCCTTTAACTGATTCTGGTGTTACATATTTAAAATTATCTTCAGTAACATATCTTTGGCTCTTTTGACTATAACTTGCAATCCTATGTCTTACTAATTGATGACTGCAAGAGCGAGATATACCCTCTATTCCAAAAGTATAACTGACGTGTTCAAAAGGACTTTGATGTCCAAGTTTTTCAAGTTTATCAATAAACTTATCTACTTTTTCAGGAGTTAGTTTATCTAATAAATCCTCAATAGTTGCGTCGCTGTAGCACAAACGTGCCGCAGCCGCAATTATCTGCTCTGGATTCTCTGTATGTGTTAATAGTTCTACCTTCATATTAAGAGTTTCCACCTTTCATATTATACCCATAAGTATTTGTTTGTAATGTTTCTATCCATTTTTTCTCATTTTTGTTTAAATCTGCTTTTTCACATTCTTCTAAAACTTCAAAGGTGAAATTCCATACGCCGCTTTCTTTCATAGCTGTATATAGTTTATTACTTGTCGCAGCTTCTATACCAAGACCTCTTTTTAAATGAGTTCTCCAACGGTTTTTAAAGCTTATTGTTTGACCAACATATTCCTTTTTATCAATAGTATTAGTTATTCTATAGATACCAGATTTATCTTCTGGTCCTACAACTCTACCGATTAAATCATTCATAGCACCTTCAAAATAGGTTTTATAAACTAATTTCAAAAGAATGTCAGGTTTATTAAGTCGTTTAGAGATAGTCATTAGTTGTTCAACATCTGCAATATCTTTATCAGAAATTTGTAATCTATAAAAATGCTGTTTTTCTTCTCTCTCTTGCTCTATCTTGCGTATTTCAATGAATTTATTGATTGCTTGTTTATTTTCATCTATCTCTTTTTGAGCTGCTTGAGCGTCTTCATTATAAGAATTTATAAGAGATAAGATATCTTCTTGAATATCAATTTTATTTTGTTCAATTTCTTTTTGATAATCTTTTATTATTTGCTCTTTTTTATCTTCATATTCTTGTTTTACCATATCAAGATTTCGTTCTTGAGAATTTTTTGCAATATCTAAAGCTGTTGACAATCTTTCAAAAGTATCTTCTGTACTTCTCACAGTTTCATTTAAATTATCATACTGTTTAGTAAGTTCTGTTAGTTTATCGGCAGTTTTACCAAGTTTAATTTGTTTATCTGCTATTTCAAGTTTTATGTTTTGAAGTTCTTTTTCAGAGACCTCTTTATTTGTAGCACTTTTCTTAATATCTTTATATTTATAGTTCATTATAAGCAATAGCACTATGCAGATAACACATAGTGCTATTGAAGATATAAATAAAGGCATTTATATCTCTCCTTACTTTTCTTCTTCTTTAAATGGGTCAAAAGCAAGTCCTTCATTAGTAAGTTTTAGATATTTAACAGCTTTATGTTTTCCACCGTCAATTTCAATTTCAGCATCTTTTCTAAAACCAAGACCTTTTTTCTGTACTCCCATTGTAAAAGCACCATTAATGCTTTTTGCTTCAACTCCAAGTTGTTCTGCAACTGATGCAGCGGTTAATTGTTCACCATTGTGTTCTTGTAAGAATTTAATTAAATTTTTTGTACTGTCTTTCATAGCCATAATAATAACTCTCCTTTAATTTTTTTAATTTTTACTTTTACTAAAGTATAAATATATTATATAATAATTTTTTAAAAAAGTCAATAAAGACTTTTTATTTAGACTTTAATATAGCAGACATCTTTATATCAACTTTTACAAGTCCTTCTTCACCATATTTATCACAAATTTCTTCTGTAATATCTTCTAATTGATGTATTAAATTTTTATATTTTCGTTTATTAGATAGACTAATTTCAAGTTTATCAAGGTCTTGCAGTTGCAGTTCAAGCGATTTAATCTTTACCGCATAATTGAATGCTCGTGCATTGGATAATTTTTCCATTTCGCATTTCTCCTTACTTAAATATGTCATTTATTTTACAGTCTTTTGCGTCTTTATCATCACGAAAACCTTTAAATATTCCATGTCTTATAGTATGTTCACTATTATCTAATGACATACAATCTACTTTAAGAACTGAACCAATATACTTTTGTGGATTTGTAGCTAAATCTGCTCTTAAGCTATCATCAATACCGGATGCAATAGTTCCAATTTCTACTTGTTCACCATTATCATCAATAGCACCAATTTTTATAGAAGTGCACCAACCATAATAATATCCTTTTGTTACTGGGATAGTTTTATAATCAATGCCTTTTGCTATAATTCGTTCTCCAATTGGGGCAAATCTTTCAAAAACATCATTTTTAAATATTGCCCAATAGTCCCATTGCTTTGCATCTTCACCACTATAATTTATTCCTAAATCTAATTTACCAGAGTAATCTCTTGTGGCGCTACAAGTGCCTAAACAAATAACATCTGCTGTATCGTGTTGTTTCATTTTGATAGTTGACCATGCTGGTCTTTTCTCTGGTGCATAATGAAATTCTTTCTTTTTAAGAACCATACCTTCTTCACCAGAATTTAATAATTCAACTGTCTTTTCAGCTAAGTTCTTCGTAAATATATCAGCAAGTTCTATAAAATCATATTGAGATAAATATTTATCATATATTTCCTTACATTTATAATATCTATCTAACGCACCAACTTCTGTTAAATCATTACCTTCAAATTTAATTACATCATAAATATAATAATGAATTAAACCTTTCTTTTGCTGTCTTTCAATAGCCTTATCTGCTAAACAACCCATTACAGTTGTAACAGTTTTACTTGTGCCGCCGGGATAGTATATTTCTCCAATAATTATTGTTCCTTTTGGCACATCTTTAAAAGCATCTTTGATATGTGGAACATTATCTATTTTATTCGTAAGGATACCTGTTACTGTGCTTGCCGCACGACTAAATAAATAATCATAGTTTTCTGTCTTTTCATACTCATACCAATATCCGTCTTTTTTTATCTCACCAAAATATTCTCCACAGTCACATTTCTCAGGATATAAATATTCCTTACCTTTTGGCAATTTCCATATCTTCATTGCAGGAATACATTCAGCTTCTGGACAATATTCATTTATCAAATCTTCATCAAAATAATGTTCCATATTCAAATTACCTCTTTCTTATTTTCTATAAATATAATATAATAAATTTCTTAAAAAATCAAAGTAAATGCTTTAATCTTAAATTTACGATATAATTGTTAATATCTAATGGTAATTTATGTCTTACATCATTAGAAGAACCAGCAAATAAAGAATCATATTTAATATGTTGAACGTTATCTTCAATGCCTATTGTACAATAAAATTTTCCACCACTTTTATCTTCATATAAATGGAAAAAACCTTGAATAAAATATAATTTAAATAATCCGTGATATTCTTTATCTTCATCAAAGAATTTATTCCATTTACGAATTTCTTTATTAACTGCTCTTTGGTGTCTTTTTCTCTTTGAAGAACTTAACCAATCTTGATACATATTTTCAACTCCTTTATCTTATATATATATTATATAATATTTTTTAAAAAAAATCAAATAAAGCACTTATTTCTAAGTGCTTTATACTATTTATATTCTTTACATTTTCATTATTGCTATTGCATTTGATGTTTTAATTAAATTTGAACCATTAGCTTTTCTTCCATAAGTCGGCAAATCACTTGCTTTTAAACATATTGAAGAAGATGAAGAAGTGATTAATAAAGTATCATTTTCATTAAATATTGCTGAACCAACTATATCATTTTTTGAAGTAGTCATTAAAACACCTTTTCCGCCTCTTTTTTGTTCTGGCAATTCAGTTAATTCTACTTTTTTACCAATTCCCATTATGTCTAAAATCGCAATATATTTTTCATCATTAATCATATGCATATCAACAACTTCATCATTATCAGATAAATTCATACCTTTAACTCCAATAGTAACTCTTGAACTTTTTGGAATCGTATTTGCTTCTATATTAATTCCCTGTCCTTGTTTTGATATTAAAACAATATTTTTAGGGTTACCAATTTCAATATCTCTTAATTCATCATTATCTTTCATTTTAATAGCAATTATTCCACTCTTCTTTTTCAAAGATGTGTATTCACTAAAACTTGTTCTTTTGATTAAACCATTTTTAGTTACAAAAAATATATCTTTATTGTCTGCACCACGTTCAATTATGCTACAAAGCATAGGCTTTTCTTTATCTTTCATTGTTGGTATTAAACTTCTAATTCCAACTCCTTTTGCCGCATTCGTTCCAGTAGGAATATCATTTACTAATATTTTATATACCTTCGCATCAGATGTAAATACTAATAAATTATCAATAGTATTAGTTTTAAATATTTCTTTAGTTATATCTTCTTGTGACTTAGTTCCTTTTGTATTCCTATTACTTATTTTAAAATTCTTTTGAGGTATTTTTTTAATATATCCATTTTTAGTAGTAATAACAACTACATTTTCAGACGGAATAGATTTAATTTCTTTTTCTTCTTTTGGCATTTCTATTTGTTCGAGT